CGGCGAACCGCGAGGGCACCTCGATCCTCTTGAAGAGCGGCGAGCATCTGCTCGGGTCGCTGGCCTGGGACGCCTCCGCGGCGCAGGCCGAATGGGGCGCGTCGTGGGAATACGCCCATGTCCACCTGGACGGCGCCGTCATCACCCCGAAGACCGCGAAGCAGCTCTCCTTCATGCTCGGCGGCAAGCTCGTCCACGCGAAATCGGTGACCATCCCCAAGCGCGAGTTCGTCGGCCTGTCCGCCGACAACATCGAAGAGATCGGGCGGCTCTGCAGCGACGTCTTCGGAGGGCTCCTCCAGTGATGACGCCCATCCCTCTCGCCGACCTCGTCGCCGCCGACCCGATCGGCACCGCCAAGGCCGCGATGCGCGCCCGACTGGCGACGTTGCTGCCGGGCGTCACCATCGTCGCCCATCCGGGCAAGATCGACATCTCCGAAGTGGTCGGCCGGTCGGTGGTCGCGGCGCCCGGCGTCGCGCTCGGCTGGTCGCGGATCCGCGCTGCCCGGATCATCGACGGTTCGTGGTCGGCCGCGGTCGAGTGGACCGCCTACGTGGTCGTCGAGGACATGTCGATCGCCGGCCGGCGGGTCGAGCGCGAGCGCCTCGGCCTCGCCATCGGCGGTCGGGTCGTCGCAATCCTGGAGGACGCCGGCGAGCAGACCTGGGGGCTCGGCAACATCCTGCCGCCCGAGGCCGACCCACGGCCGGAGCTCAAGCCGATGTTCACGGTGCGCGATCTGACCCAGGGCACCGCCTACTATGCCGTGACCTGGACACAGACGCTGATCGACCTCGGCCGCTCGCTGTTCGCCGGCGAGACACCGACGCTCACGTTGGTCGATCCCCAGCCGACGCAGGAGATCGACGTCCAGTTCTCGGCCGACGACGCGATCCCGCCGGAGGTGCTGGCGCTGCTGCGGATGGAGGACGGCGATGGCTGAGATCGACGCCGAGCTGCGCCGCCATCGCCGCCAGATCTCCCGCCTGGGGCGCGCTGTCGCCCTCGTCGACATGCCCGGTCTGGTGACCCACGTCGACGACGCGGCGCGCAAATGCCGCGCCCGGATCGGCACCACGGCCGATGGCCGACCGGTGCTGAGTCCGTGGGTGCGCTGGGCGGAGCCGAGCGGGTTCACAGCCGGCCACACTCCGATGCGGGTCGGCGACCCCGTCGTCATCCGCTCGCCCGGCGGGGTCCTCGGCACCGCCTCGACCGCGCACCGCGACGGCTACACCGGCGCCCACCCGGCGCCGTCGGCGGCCGGCGATGCCACCGTCGAGAAGACCGGCGATCTGGTGATCACTCGCCGGGACGATGGTCTCACCATCGCCGTCGGCGGGACGACCTGGTCGTACTCCGCCGGCGGCCTGCGGCAGACCGGAGGGACGATCGAGCACGACGGCGTCGTGATCGACAAGAGCCACGTCCACACGGGCGTGAAGGCCGGCGGAGACCTCTCCGGCCCGCCCCCAGGAGGAGACTGACATGCCCCGCTACACCGTCACAAACCTCGCCGGCCCGAAGGTCGCCGGCCGCCGCGTCGAGCCCGGCGAAACGATCGACCTCTCCGAGAACGCCGCCCGCGCCGAGCTGCTCGCCGGCGTGATCGCGCCCGTGGTCGACGAACCGGCGCAGGCCCCCGCCGAGGACGCGCCGGCGACCGAGAAGAAGACCTTGAAGAGGGGTTGAAGATGCAGGCGGTGCGGTACCGGACCGGGATCGACAGGACGACGGGCAAGACGCTCGTCGGCTGGGCGCATGTCCAGCAGTCGCTGGCGATCATCTGGACCACCCGCCTCACGGAACGGGTGATGCGGCTCACATTCGGGTCGACCCTGCGGTCGTGGCTCGCCGAGGACCTGAATCCGACCACCGCGCTCGGGATCTACACCGAGCTCGTCGTGGCCACCCACACCTGGGAGCCCGAATACCGGATCTCGACGCTGCAGTTCGTCGATGCGACGCGCGCCGGCGGCCTCGGGGTCCGCCACTCCGGGACCTATTACCCCGAGGGGCGGCTCGGCAATTACGGGCTCGCCATCCCGATCGGCGTCGGCGCGCCGATCGTCGTGCGTGAGACGCTCGCCCGGAGGATCGCCTGATGGCCGACGACGCGCTGACCTATCTGGCGAGCCTGCCCAAGCCGACGATCATCGAAGAGCTGGACTACGAGGCGATCCTCGCGGAGCGGAAGACGGCGCTCGTCGCCGGGTTCGACGCGGCCGACGTCCCCTACGACGTCACCAGCCTCGAGACGGACCCGGGCGTCATCCTGACCCAAGAGGCGGCCGACCGCGAGGTGCTGCTGCGTGGTCGAGGCAACGACATCGCCCGGGCACGGTACCGGCTCTATGCGACGGGCAGCGATCTCGACCACCTCGCCGAATACTACGGCGTCCGCCGGATGGACGGAGAGAAGGACGATCGGCTCAACGAGCGGATCACGCTCGCCCAACAGGGCGGGTCGGTTGCCGGACCGGAGGCCTATTTCGCGCGGCTCGCGATGGCCGCCTCGATCCGCGTCGCCGAGGCGCGGGTCTGGCGCGAGGCGGTGCTGCCGATCATCCACGTCTCGGTGCTGGCGACCGACAACGCGGGTCTCGCCGATGCCGCGCTGCTCGCCACCGTCCGGGCCGCGGTGACCGCCGACGCTGTCCGGCCGATGAGCGCCGGCACCATCGTCGTCGAGTCGGCGGTGCGCCGCCTCGTGCCGGTCGCCGCGGCGCTGACGCTGTTGCCGGGCACGTCGGCGACGATCCTCGACACGCTGCGCGACGGTCTGCCGGATGCCTGGGCGGCGGTCCGCGGCGGCGGGCGTGATCTGACCCGCGATTGGATCCGCGCCGCGCTGATGCCGGCCGGGGTCTACGGCGTCGCTCTCGCGCAGCCGGCGGCCGACGAGATCGCCGACGATCACGAATGGCTGGGGCTCGGTACCGTCACCCTGACGCTCGCCGGGAGAGCCCGATGAGCGCCCACGTCCGCCTCGCGCCCGGCAACGCCACCGACCGCGATCTGGTGACCGCCGAGGTCTGCGATCCGCTGGTGCGGCTCGCCGACGCCTACGACGCGATCCGCGCCAACGACCGCTCGCCGTCGCCGGACTGGATGCCATGGTTAGTGGCCGAATGGGGCCTCGGCGAGTTGGTCCCGTACATCGCCAATCCGTACCTCCTCTGCGAACTCGGGCCGAGCTGGCAGCGGATCCGCGGCACTCCGGCAGCGATACTCACCGGGATCGGCTGGGTCGGCTACGCCGCGACCCTCGAATGGGCGCTGGCGCGCCGCCGCCGCTGGCACCTCTGGCAGATGCTGCTCGACCGGCTGCCGGATGCAGAGCGCCCGGATCTCGATCGGATCGACGGCATCGCCTCGCTGTCGGACGACGCGACCTCGCATTTCTGGCGGGGTTTCAGGGGCTGGGACGTCCGCCCGATGGAGACCGGAATGCGCCGCTGGGGCGGATCCATGTGGGGGGCGTCGTCGGGTGTGCGGATCCGGAATCGCGGCGCGCTGTGGTCGTTCGGACGGCGCCACGAGGTCGACCGGACGCTGACCGAGCCCGAGTTGACCGCGCTCGGCGCGTGGATCCCGTCCGCCGGGTCCTCCGACGCCTGGGCGGACATGCACTATCCCTGGACGTCGGCCGAATATCCCTGGACCGTCGAGGGACGGCAGGCCCGGCGCACCGCGATCGCCACCGACCTCGCCGCGCGACGCTGGCACCTGATCCTGCGCACCGCGGACGGCGAGACGATCGGCGCCTGTCCGGCGATCGTCCATGCGGTGGCCGCGGTCTCCGGCGGTCCCTATGTGGTCGGCGACGTGGCCTGGGCGCCGTCGTCGGCGCCGACCGCGATCGTCGTCCGAGCCCGATCGCCGTTCTCGGCCGCGCCCGGCGCTGTGATCGCTGCGGTCGATCTCGTCGCGGACCTACCGCTCGTCACCGGTGTGAAAACCGGCCGGCAATGGCTGTCGGCTGCGGAAATCGACCTCGGCTCCGTGGCTCACATCACCGCGCTCTCCAGCCTGTCGGTCACCATGGCCGCCACGGTCCGCGAACTCGTCACCTGCATCATGAGGATCGACTGATGGCCCACGAGCACACCTCCGGCCTCGCCAATGCCTACGACCGATCGGCGAGCCGGCCGACCGACGCCCGGGTCGTGGTGCCCGAGGGCAATTTCGCACAGGGGGCCGAGATCAACGAGCTGCAGGCGATCGCCGAGCGTCGCTCGCGGCGGATCGGTGACATGGTCGCCACCGACGGTGGCCGGATCACCGG